ATATTCTTCGATTGCATTTTCGATCCTTGCGTGTTCACGAAATGCTTTATTTTGTATTCTATTTCTGTCTTGTGCTTTCTGTTTCTGCTTTGAAAGTCTTACGTTTTCTTTTATTACTTCTACGTCTGCATCGTAGATAGGAAATATTGTTTTTACTCGGCAACTTTTACATTGATATCTTTGTTGCCCTCTTGCATTGAATCCCTGCTTACTCATCCCCACGTGATAACAATGTGGACATATAAGCTCTTTAGGATTTATATCTATCATTTAGAATCCTGTTATTAAGTGTTACTCCTCACTTTTATCCAATTCAAAATGTGGAAAATCGTCAAATCGATTATCCATTACTTCAAAATCTTGATCCCAATCGCCACCCCATCTTAGATTAATTCCCATCTGCTTTGCAGTACCTAATACATAACCTGCAAACATTGTTTGCCTTTCTCTGTCTTTCCAGTTTACAGGATAAGGCGTAACATCAACAGCACGAGAGGGGGAACTATTATGACGACCATTAGGGTATTTAACCTTTGTCTTGCCTGACTTGTAGAGTTCGTTTTGTCTTTCTTCACTTCTTTCGCCTTCGAGAACTGAGCAATCCACGTGTTTAATAACTTCATTAAATACCTTTTGTAACCTTTCATCGCAAGTTGCTAAGTTTTCTCTTGACCTTTTACCGAACTTAGGCATCTGCTTCTGTCCAAGTTGATTTGGCAAGTTCTGTTAATATCTCGTTATGGTTATAAGTTGTCATACCATCAAAGCAAGTAGGTGTGTCACCATCCCATTTAAGTATCGCTTGAGTGCCATCTAATGATTTTCTTAATGTATCCATAGATGATTGTATTGCATTATAAATCATTTCTTCTGTTATATCAGATACGTTTACTATAACCCATTTTCTATTACTATAATCCATTAGAATGAATCTCCTTCAAAATCTTCAGGAGCCATATTTAACAACACACCACTACTGAGTTTATCTATTTCTGTGATTTTGAAGTCATCTAAATAAACAAAATCACCATTTTCTAAACCAGAAGTACCTGCTGTTCTTAAATATATTGCACCACTACCACTATCTTCTTGACATAAAAACGTATAAAATACTCGCTGCCACGCATCTTTTATTGTATCTTGAGCTTCATTGTATGAATTTATACCTATATTTGTATTAGCATCTCCAAACTGGTCAGCAGTATAAATATACATATCAGATGTTCCACTCCAAGACGATGGAATATAAACGTATGCTTCTACAAGATATATTTTACCTGATTCCATTCCTGATGTAATGTTTGTTGTTTTGCCAAGCCAATTATTAGTTGCATCTGTTGTGCATTTTAGTACCCCTGCACTTCCACTATGGCTTGATATGTCTGTACTTCGTGCAACTGTCCCTGAAGCATAATCTTCCCAACCATCTTCATCTGAATCAAATGTTGATGACATTATTATATTACTACCTGCCGATGATGCACTATTTTCTATATATTGAAATCTTCTATTATTAGCACTACCATCACCCATACGATACCACGCTTTTAAGTTAGATGAACATATGCCTTCTTTGTGGTTATAAGGCTCTCTACCATTGTAAAGTGTTTTTATCTCTGATGCTGATAATGCTTTGTCGTATATGGCTATTTCTGATATATTTCCATTATAAGGGTTTGCACTACTTTGTGCATTACGCCCTATTCTTGCATTAGATGTTACAGTAGTAATTCCATCAGTAGATATATCTTTGGGTGAACTTGCGATAGTATTTATATATGCTATAGCTTTATCACCATCGTAAGTTCCTACAACGTGTGTCCACACATTTGGTGTTATGTCCATACCAGTCGTAGATGTGCCTTGACCATTTACCCTTAGTACGAGCCTTTCTGATGAATCCAAAAAGAATATTAATCCATCTGAAGAACTATCTCTTGCCCCCACAATAACTTTTGTATTTGAATCTTCAGTTACTTTAATCCACGCTGATATTGTAACTGCTGAATAATTAATTGGCATAGGTAGTTGTATAAAATCATTAGTACCATCAAACGCTAAAGAGAACTCATCTCTAAATACATCGCCAACCATTGTTATTCTGCGTGATAGGAACATTAGTCTTTTACCACGCCGAATTTAAAAATAATATCTTCGCCTGATCCAATCACGATATCGCCACCACTTGCATTTACTACTCCATACCTTAAATCTCTTGAACTTGATGTGCTTGATAATACTAAGCCAATATTGCCTTTTGTACATACTTTTGCTCCACCAATATCTGTCCAATTAGATAATTGAACAATAGCAATAGAATTGTCTGCTGCTGAATCTGCTGCGTTTATTGCACTTCCTACAGTACCTAAATCAACAGTAGTATCTGATATAACCAAGTATATCGCTCCACCTGTATCTGAAGTATCTATTGCAGATACAGATTGCAATATACATTTCCCACCTACAACTGCAGCTGCATCTTGTATTTTTTCTCCTTCAGCCATTAAATCACCATCTGAATATGTTGCTTCTGCAATATCAGGTGTAGATGTGATTAGATCAACTGCCATTGAGTTGAGTTTTTCTACTACTGCTCTTTCTCTTAAATTTGTTTGTGCCATTTTTATTCTCCTTTAAGGTTGGCTACCGTGAATAAGGTATATTATTTGTCTTCTTTCTTTGCTTTCTTTTTAGGCTTTGCCTTAGGCTTTTCTTTCTTAATTTCATTTCCCTTTGCATCGCACTCTATAAATCTATCTTTTAGTGAATCTATGTCGTGTGTAGGAATTACCTTAACAATCACGCCATTTGGTTTTTTAAAAAATCTATCTGCCATTTTATTCTCCATATAATGAGGGGAGTATTACACTCCCCTCGACTAATCAGTTATTAAGAAACATCTGATAGAACGTAAACACCAAAGCTATCTTTGATTTCTACTTCACCCCAAAATCCACAAACTACATACTCTGTAGTTCTGAATGATGCGTTTCTTTCTGTTTCTAATCTAAACAATCCATCTACACCGATTGCAAGTCCGATAGCACCACGTGAGAACGCAAACCCTGCTGCATCTCCACCTGATGATACATCTTCATCTATTTGGTCTGACCAATAAACATCAAAACCTGCAAGTGATCCAATCATACCATTTGCAACATACTCATCACCTTTGCTACCCAATAATGACATTGGCTTTGCTACATTACTGCCTGATACTGCTGCATCTTGTAATAATGATGATATACCTTTTGCACCCCAAACTTGTTTTGGTGATAGCACTAAGTTATAAGGCATTGGTGCACCTGCTGACTTAAGCTGTCGCATTGAGCCGAATATGTGAGATAGTGCTAATTGTGTACCTGCTCCACACTCTGTTTGTGAGAATGTTTTACCTAATTCTACAAGGTCATCATCAAGTTTAGCTGCAACTGCGTTACCAAGTGCTGCACCTACGTTACCTGTTAAATCTTCTGCATTACCCATAACCGCCAAATCAGACACATCTGCTCTAATAACGTGTTCTGAAATAGTTGCTGTTCTTGCTGTTGTTGTAACTGATGTTACAGTTGTTTCATCAGCACCATCGGCAGGAGTACCAACGTCTGATGTTGCAAGTTTTGTGTAATCAGCAAACTGCACGTGGTTAGAACCTCTTACAGCTTGTTTTGATGTTACAAGTGGAAGCATTACATTTGCTTTGTTAAAAGCTATTACAGCATCGCCAACAGTTCTTCCAAGTCCACCTGCTGCAACGCCAGTATCGGTTTCTGCCATTAGATGATTACCTGCGTAACCACCCATAACAAATCCTTGTATATTATTTAATAAATGATTCATTATTTATAACCTACCTTTGTTTTAATTTTTGATTATTTTACCATTTTCATCAAATGAAACTCCACTAAACATACCAATAGAATTAATAATTGACTTGCCTTGCTGATTTCTTGTTGCTCTTTCTTCAAGTTCATCAACATAACAATCATAGTCCATATTGGTACCTTTGTATTTAACTGAGCAATCACCATCAGGCTTTACATCTACTTGCATATCGCCTTTAGGATCGAAGTCAATACCTAATATCTTACTATGGTCTTTCTTAATAGCCAATTTTAAAGTTTCCTAATGGATTTGGACTTTGGTTTTGTTTCTGATAGCCTTCAGGGTCTTTTTCTGCCCATTCAGCGTAAGAACTATAACCACCAAATTGACCTGTTCCTTTTTTAGAGTTTGCAGGTCTTTGGCTTGGAGTTCCAAGTGCATTTGTTTGCGTAACCCTGTTTGCAAACATTTCTAACTTATCAAGCGACAATCCTTCTGCGATTACTTTGTCATTATCATCTGTAATCGTTTTCATAATTGCTTCTCTTTTGTTAGACTTGTACTCTGTATATTCGTCTGCTATTGTAGTTAGCTTTGCAATCTTAGTATTAGCTTCGTCTAATAATGTTTTATACTCGCCTTGCTTTTCAAGTTCTTTCTTTCTTGCAGATTCTTGTTCTGCTTGAAACTTGTCAAGTTGTGCTTTGTAATTATTAGCATCTTCTAATGCTTTGTTTTTTTGAGCTATAACTTCATTGAAACGTGCATCAGGTACGTTTTTATAATTATCATTTGCTTCAGCTTCTGTGCTGTCATTTTTTACGTTGTTGTTTTCAACTTGGGTATTTTCGATTTGTTCTGACATTTTAACCTCTTAAGTGAGTTTTTAGTTACAAATTTACATAGTAATATTAGTAATTAATTGCAAGAAAAAAAATAATTATTTTCCTAAAACGATTTTAGTTGTTTTATTAGGAAATTGTTTTGCTATTTCTCTACGTACATCTTTCTCTATTGTTTCTATAATTTTTTTAGGAAATGGCTGTTTTTGCGATGATAACTCTCTTTTCATATTATTTAAATGTTTTACTTTATGTCCATCTTTTGCAAACCTTATACCGAAAGATGTGGCTGTAAAAAATGATTTTGTGTCATTTAATAAGTCTGCTGACAATACTGGACTTGTTGTACCTGCAAATTCACTTCTTTGTCTTTGCAATATCCCCATTCTTTTTGCTTCACCATAACTAATACCTTCTTTAGGTATTTTACCTCTTTCTGCTTTTCTTGCTAAAATAGATGCCCACTTTGTTTTGTTCCTTGAGTATGGCTTAAACTTTCGCCCAAATACATCTTTACCTTTGTAAAAGATATGGTCTACATACGCTTTACGTGTCTTAGATGACATCTTTTGCATAAACTTAATATCAAGCATCTGTTCTTACATCCTTGCTTTTAGATTCTTCTTCTATAGGTATCCATTGATGTCTGCAATTGTAACCACCACCTGAAACAAATGTATCGCCCCATCCACGACTTTCTATCTCTGCTTTTGTTAAATCTCCTGCACTCCAATATTGCAAACAAGCATCTCTTGTTCTGTCATCAATAGCACCTACATATCTATACTTTTGATTTTTATCTAACTTGTCTATCATTACCTTGCCAACACTACGTGAGTAGTCATTTAGTCCTGTGGTTACAAGTGTTCGCATTTGTGCATTAGACAATCCTGCTTGTTGTTGTATTGCATCAAATATGCCTTTTTCTGTGCTACCTGCTATTGCACCCTTGACTATTTCTTTCTTTATTATATTGCCCATCTGCCCTAAATGCTCTGCAAA